TCCTCTAAAAATCGCAAAGGCGCAAGCCATATTAACAATCACGGATACAGATGCAACAACTGAAGAAGTAACGGTTTCTCAAAACCTATCAACTTTGGGTGTTATCAAAGGTATGCCATTCATTCCGACAAGTACAACAGGTGGCTTAACTGCTAACGTAACTTACTGGATTTTAAATGTAACAAGTAATACTACTTTTACCGCTTCAGCAACAGAATTAAGTGCTAATCCAACATACACTCCGGTTAACTTGAGTGCTACAACCGGAACAACAGTATCAACATCAGTTGGTGTAGTTGATGCATATTTCAACAACCCAAACGGTGGTGTTGGTTTCCCAACAACAAACAGCAATACATACTCTGTAGTTGGTGGTAATACAGCAATTATTGGCCCACAGGTTCTACCGCGTGTAGCTATTGGTATTAATGGTACAGGTACATTGTACTCTGCAACTGATACCGCTTATGTAACTGGTATTGGTACTGATTTGGCAAACACACTAAGTGTTGGATCTGCTATTCAAGTTGCAAGCGCAAACATTAACGGTAGCACAGATTACACTACAATAGGTTTTGCTAATACAGTATCTGGCTTAACAACAGTTGCTGTTGCTAACACAAACAACACCGGTAACATTATCCGCACAACAGGAAATGCTCAAACATTGTTTGCTAATGGTACAGTAAGATTTACTGCTAACTTGGGTGGTCTAGTATCTGGTGAAGTTTATTTTGTTAAAGCAATTGCTAACGCAACTGCATTTACTGTTTCATCAACATTAGGCGGTGCTGAAGTTGATTTATCAAGTGCTACTGGTACACCAGACGCACAACAAGATGTTGTTGAATTAGTTGCAAACGCAGCCGTAGCTTCAACAGGAGCCGCATTCGTTTACGCAGATGATGAAGCAGGTTTTATCGTTCGTCAAAAAGGTAAACAGAAATATCTAGTAACAGGCGGTACTAGTGGCTTAACGGCACAGTGTTTATTGGCTAACGTTGCTAACACAGCATTGACACCAAACACAATGCGTATTCTTGCTACATATGCTAACAGTGCTACTCAAACAGTTCAGAGTTTATCTGACCACACTGGTGAGTTGTTTACTTCTACATCAGGTCCAATTGCTACAGGTAACATTGTTCTTGCTAACGCTACACCAGTATTTGTAACATTCAATTCTGCGGCAGCGGCTAATGCAGATGCAGGTCAACCTTTCGAATTAGTAACTATTGCTAACGCTTAATGGTTACTAAAACTATTAAAATGCCTGCACAGACTACTAAAACTGAAATCGCTGTACTTCAAGTTCAAGTTAAAAATATTGAACAAGATGTTAGTGAAATCAAAAGTAGTTTGAAAGATATGCATGAGTGTCTTGATCGTAACGCAGAAGAAACTAGAGAACTTCTAACTAATATGCGTAACGAAGATGTTGCCGCGCATAAGGAACTAGGATCAAAAGTTTCTGCTTTAGAAAAGTGGAGATGGATGATGATGGGTGCAGGGATAGTAATAGGATCACTTGGATTCGATACTGTAGCTAAATTGCTAAAATAAAAAAAGAGACTTAGGTCTCTTTTTTTGTAAGTGAATTTAATTTTTCTTGTACAATATCAAAGTTTACTGTACTAAATAACCCAGGATGTAATGGTTTAGGATATTGACCTTCTCCAACCCAAGCATAACCACAATGTTCTTCATTTAGTATTGGAGTAAATTCATCTTTTACTGTACAAAAGAATGTATGATAAGTGAATGTTTTGTTCACAAACTTTTGTATTGGGATAAGTTTTGCATGTTCGGGAAAGTAACCTATTTCTTCCTTACATTCTCGCTCGATACCTTCTGATAATGTTTCACCGGATTCGATTTTACCTCCCGGGATACCCCAATTGCCCGGATTCTTACTGTCTGTACGTAATAGATACAAGTAACGTTGGGTATTAATAGAGTAAAAGAATACTCCTGCTGAAATATTATTCATAGACAACTAATAATAGCATACTATGAATTAAATTACAATACTATAATCACCCTGATCGTACCAACCCTCATAACTCTTTACCCAAGTATCATTGGTGAAAAGATATTGCACATTAGTTGTAAGGTTAGTAACATATTCTATTGTAGTTGCGGTAGCACTATCAAAGCTAACAAACCATTCACTATTGGTACTATCATACTCAATAATGTCATTTGCTACAGCAACTAAACTTCCCCATGCAGTAGTGCTATCACCTGGACTACCAATGTCTTCTACAATGAGATATCTACGACCGTTGATTGGTCCCGGCAATCCTGCGTTTGGTCCTGTGACTAATGGGTTAATCACGCTGTCTACGGGATCCAATGTGTTTTGTGGCAGGGTGTCAGGGTCAATGTTAAAGATTAGTAATCTGTCATCTACTGGATCAGGTACAATAGTGCCCACAATTTCAGTATTCATGTGTGGATTGTCCAACCATATCTGACTAATACCTGGACGTAATGTACCATATACATTTAGTAAACTAGTCCAATACAAACTTGTATTTGGATTAGCGGGTAAATCTAAGCTCTCGTTACTAGGGTAGAATGCTTCATTTGCGGGAAGTAGTTGTAGACTATTGCCTATTAATAATAACTTGTATCCATATGGCGTAATCTTCTGACGAGTGCCCAACAACAAATCTTCATCTTGTATGTCAGATAATGCAGTACCTTTAAAAATACTTGCAATAATCTTTTCAATAACACCCATCTTCTTAAGTTTAGCCGCATTACTAATCCAGATAGGCATGTAGAACTTCCAAGTCAGTACATCGATTGGATTACCGGTACCCTGTGGAATAGTTCTACTACTGAATGTTAATCCATCTTGGTAAACCACACTAAGTGACGTCCAATCAATAAAGTTATCAGTGCTTTGAATTTCTAATGATGGGTTGAACAATGTACCTAACTGCTCAACCAATTCTAATTTTTGATTGTAGTTAGTAGTCCAAAAATCAACACTAACTCTCAGAGTGTATGGTACAGGCATCAATCGTTCAATTGTAAATGCTTGTCCTTGCACAGTTTCATAACTTTGTGTTTCTGCATTGTAACTACGTTGACGAACTTGAACTTTATCAATGAACGTAGGATCTTGCGTTCGTTTTTGATCGTATTCTAATCCAGTGATGTAGAATGTTATTAACGGAGCACTTGGTAAATTGCTAGCACTATTGTTAGCAATGATTGTACTAGCTTGGCGACTACTATCACCGTACATAACTGGAACACGAACAAGAATTTGATTACCTGCTGGATCTTTGCCTTTAGTAACTTGCCAGTTACTAAAGATTTTCGCAAATTGAATTAAAAATCTGCGTACTTGATTATCGTAAAAAAATTGTGCCATGTGTTAAACTACCGGTGGTATTGGATCTGGTGCTAATGTTAAGATACTTGACAACGGTTGACTTTGTGTAGTAGTTGTTCCGTCAGTCAACACTGTAACATTACTGTTATTTATGAAGCTGGATTGCTGTGACAAATCTCCTGATGTGAAACCAGTTTGTGTTCTGACGTTAGAAGAAATGCGCACCCATAATTGTCCGTCCCATCGATACAATAATTGTGGTAAATAGTCAGTGCGTAAGAAGTAATCTCCTACTGTAGGATTCTGTGGGAAACTGATGCCTGCACCAGTTGGGAATCCGTTAGGGGCAACACCTTCTCCGTCCAAGTAACCAGTAGTGTAGCCAAAGCTTCTTGGACTACTACGTGCAATGAATTGATATGCAGGATCACAATCTGCTCTAAAGTCCATTTGTGTACTAATAGTGCCCGTAAAGCCTGGTAACTCTGGGTTTTGGTCAGCAGTCGCATATGTATTATCAGCCGTACCATATGGACCTGTAATTGGTCCGGTTGTCTGTACTGATAATACTGTTTCACCTTCAACAGGTCCTGAACCATTACCTATTAGTTGAGGGGCTATTCTAAGTGTTTCTAAATTCACTTGATTAAACACATCTAGTGGTGCTATGTCAGTAGTCAAGTCCCAAATACTCTGAATCGTTTGTTTAGAAATACGAATTACTGGACTAGGATTCTTGTACTTAGGATTACGCATCATAGCAACTGTACCGGTTGCAGTAATAGGTGCACCACCTGAATTAACAATAACATTGATAGGTGGCGCAGGTTGGTCGTACTTACCTGACAATGCGTTGTCACCAGTGAACACTCCGTATGTAGGTACAATGTACAAATTCTTTCTATCGTAACCTGCTTTGGGTACTAATCGTTCTGCTTCATCTAAAATAGCATTATTAATTTGTATGTTCTGGTTGTACGTAGCAAGAATATCTTTAAGATTTTGATTAGGATCAAGTTCCCAATATGTATCATCAGGTGGCGCCATGCCAATTGGAACTTCTACTTTACTAATGTAATTCTTATCACCATAACTAATAACATAGCCGGCTGGATAAGTTCTAGTACCATCCCATAATCCTAGATAATTATCCTGATTAATAGGTTCTTGAATAATTTGGCTAAACTCTTGGCTATCAACTAATGGTTCACATTTAATACGCCACAAGTGAGGGAACCAAGTAGGACTAAAACCTTCACTTGCATAATTAGCATCAGTAATCTGCATAAAACGTTTTAATGCTACTGGGATAGTGTCTCTTAATGGATTGTAATCTACTAAGTGAGGTAATTCAATAACGTCACCGACCATTAACTTACGTCCAACAATATCAATCATATCATTGTAATGAACCGTAATGAAAATAATATCATTATTAAGGAATAAACCAAATTGGCTTAAATCAAAATCTAAATTTTGTACATTGTAATGACCCCGTACTCTGTAAATATTAGGATCATATGTTCTATCTCTATTCTCTAGGAATAATAAATCCTGAATATTAGTAGGATTTAGACTATCATATTCTGGTTGGGTGTAATCAATACTAGCCCCTTGATTAGTAGGTCCTAAATATTTATGGACATACAAATCAGTTGCGCCAACAGTAAGCATCTCTGATACTGTTCTATCAAAGAATCGATAATCGTTCGATTTTGTCGGGTGGTAAAGTGATAATCTAGGCATATGTATTATTTATCGTTTACCACCCGACAAGTAAATAGTCTAAATGGGTCAAAAACAAGGTTGACAACAAATGGACAATCTGCTACAATACATAAATGCGCTACAATTCTAGGAGAACTTAATGGCAACACGTAAAACAGCATCGACAAAAATTATTATGAAGAAAGCTAGTGATTATTCACAGGTTAAGACACTTAACCCCAGAGACCCGGACACTGAATATTTAGGCCCTGAACCTATGTTTGCCGTACAACCCGATGAAGATAGACGCCGAGTCGCACTTATGCGTAGTTTCACATGGTATGGTCGTTTCTATGGTAAGAAAGATGCTAAAGAATTCTTAGCACAATACTTAGACCTACGTGAGCGCCCACAAGAGGCTAAGATTATGCGTAAGATTGATGAGAAAGAATGTATCAATACTTTAGCTTGGTTAGCACGTATGGAATTGCGTGGATTAGAACTATCTGAAACGGAATCAGATACACTACAAAATGAAATTAAACGATTGCTTGAAACTATTAACAAACCACAAATAGTTGAAGCAAGTGCTACTGGAGCACCTGAAGCACCAGTAAGACCTAACATTCAGGAAATACTAAAAGACAAAGCACGTGAAGCCGGTGGTGAACTTGAAGGATTGTTTGACGAATTCATTATTGAAGGTGCAAAAACTCAGCACTCATTTAGACCCATTGATGAAGTAGCTAAAAAGAATGTAATGCCACAACATATCAGTATGCTTACTGAAGTATGGAAAAAGAAACTTAATGAAATTGAAGAAGTAATTAAGGGTAAGGATGCACAACTTGTGCAGGGCTATCAACATTTAACAAAAACACAATTGAAAAATATTGTAAAGTTTATTGAATTGGTTATCAATGACTTAAACAGTTACATCAGTGTTAAGAAAGCCGCAAAAGCTCCTAGGGCACGTAAAGCGGTACCAGTTGAGAAAATTGTTGCTAAACTCAAGTATCAAAAAGTATTTAAAGATACTGCAAGTAAACTTGATTTAGTCAGTATCAGTCCTATCAAACTTCACGGTGCAAGTGAAGCATGGGTTTATGATACCGCAAAACGTAAGTTACATCATTATATTGCCGATGATTACAGTAAAACATTTACAGTTAAGGGTAGTACATTGCTAGGTTTTGACACTGCACAAAGCGAAGTTAAGACATTACGTAAGCCCGCAGAACAACTTAAAGAAGTAATGGGAAGTAAGCCTGCGGCACGTAAGTATTTTAAAGATATTAAAGCAGTTAGTACAACACCTAATGGACGCTTTAATGATGCCATGATTATTCTAAAAGCGTTCTAATGAATAGACTGGTATCATTCGGTTGTAGTTTTACGTTCGGACACGGCTTACCTGACTGCTACATTGCAGAACATAATTTGCCGGGGTT